TTTAGGTGTGGGCTGAACAGGTGTCACAGGAGTAACAGGTTTAACCACCTTGGTTTTACCAACATAACGACCATCAGAATTAAACTCATCAGGATTCATCAGTTGATAACCGGTCACCGTTCGCCCATTTTTATGAACCCTAATCACACCACCATCTTTGCGAATATTATAGATGTTGGTTGAAAGGCGATATAGTACAGATTCTTGATCCGTGCCTTTGAAGCATTCACGAATCTGATCTGGCGATACAGGCTTACCAGAAAGGAGAACGCAAGCAATTTTTTCGTGACGATTGATTTTACCAGTGTGTTTAGACATTTCAAAGTTCCTCATCAAAGTTGATTAAAAAAATACCAGAGACTTCATTATAGCACAGATGGTTTTGGTTGGCAACCATCAGGTTCTTTTGTTGCCATAAAGCAACATCATGGCATCCAAGAGACAATCATCCACCGGGTCATGTTTTGTTATCATAAGTTCAGACTTAAAACCTTCATGGCTAACATCAACATAACCGTTTTCGGTGTCATAGAAAATATCGATAGCAGTTCTTACGTCCCGCCACCGGGAGTATGGAAAGACAGGATCAAGCCCCAGTTGTTCCTCAATATCGTCCATGACCAGTTGGTCTAGATTACCTCTTGCCCAGACCCAAGACTTGTTATCTTTAAAAGATTTAGCCCATTCACGAAGCATTTCATAGCCATCCTCAAAGAGTACATCATTTGCATGTGGCCTGAAAGATTTAATCTTTACGTTATCACACTGTTTTTCCCACCAATCAACGGATGATTTAGTAATCGACCTTTTCAACCTTGTAAGTTGATCCTTTGCATTCAATTTCACAAAAAAGGCGGATGCTTTCATCTCATCAAAAGATGGTTTTTTAACAGGATCGAAGTGAACGGCTGCCATCGAAAGGATGGCAGCACTGGACTTCTTACCAAGTGTTTCTACATCAAAGATAAAAATCTTTATCTCCTTTAGAAAGGCAACTCATCAACATTGGTTGTGGCGGTGTTTGCCTCTGCAACCTTAACATCAACTTTCGTGTACAGATCAAGAAACGCCAGTTTGGTTTCTTCATCAAAACGATTCACACATAGTTGAATTGCTTTTTGACGATCTTTAAAGATGCTATAAGTTTTTGCAATATGCACCAGTCGGCGAGTAGAGATAATTTCATCCACACCACCTTCATTAAAGGTCTTGCGAATAACATCAGCCCATTTCACCAGATTCTCGGCAAACTCATTATCATTCAGCAGAGGCTTTAGAATCTTCAGTTCGACGCGAGACTCGGGATATTGTTGTTCAACAGTGATATTGAAACGCTCAAGGAATGCATCGTCAAGAATCTGTGACAAATACTTACCTTCTTCTGAACCACGCCCTTTGGTGTTAGCCGTTGCAACAATATTGAAGCCAGCACTCGGATGAATATACTCACCAGACTTTTTGTTAAAGTATGGTTTACCCTCTAGAATACCTTGCAGGCACATAAGTTTATTCGAACCACGGTCAATCTCATCGATCAGAAGAATTGCACCACGTTTCATGGCTGTGATAACAGGACCATCACGGTACACCACATTGCCATCGATAAGAGTAGGACCACCAATGAGGTCAGATTCATCAGTTTCAATCGATACGTTAACGCGAATACATTCACGTTTAAGATTGGCGCAAACCTGCTCGACCATCAGGGTTTTACCGTTACCTGAAAGCCCAGTGATAAACACAGGGAAAAAGTTTCGTGATTGAATAATGGTCAGAAGATCCTTGTAAAAACCAAAAGGAACATAACCATCATATTTTTCGGGAATAGAAACGTCAACATCATCTTGAAGCCGTTTCTGACGGAGAACATGAACAGTTGCAGACATTTCTACAGTAGCCGTTGGTTGTGGTGCTTCTTGAGTTTGAACAGGCACAACAACAGGATTACCATCAGGAAAATCTGGCAGACGGTAGTTGCCGCGCCCAGCGCGGAACTCTTGGCGAGTTACAAACCAAAAGGGATACGGAACTTTCCGATTCTCAACAACCGCTTGAATGTCATCACGGGTGATAATCGCATTGGGACCAAAAACTTCAGTTGCAGCGGAAACGAAAGCTTTTGCATTCTTGTTCATTAAATTCTCCATAATATTTGACTGTCTCAACATTGTATCACAACTATTTCCTGTTGGCAACTGGTACATTTGCATAAAAACAACATATTTACCTCGATACCAGTCTCTTATCTTATATAAGTAGGTATGTCCAGCCGTTAAGAAACATTACCAATTATTAGATTTACTATTGGACCAAACATCATTGCAAAAAAGGCGATTAAGAATATGGTAATAGCTAAGAAGAAACATGGTACAATTAACAACCATAATAGCTTTTCTATCATTGTTCAACCCTGTAGCAAGAAGCACCGCCACTCCCTCTCAGAGTCACACACTCATACCCACCCTCCCTGAATACAAGGATCTTAGGTTTAACCGAATTATCGAAAATGTGAATAGCCAGCGCGATGAGAACAATTGCGCTGGCAAAAAGAATAAACATCTTACCCATTATAAAACTTCGAATTATTCATACTCTGTGACTCCCTGTTTCATAAAATTTATCCACGGCATCCTCACCAAGCCCATGAAACTTCGCAAACGCTTTGAGCAAGTCTGCTTCGTGTTCTGCATCAAAGATTGCATTGTGAATATCTAGATAACCTGCGCATTGAGCCGCCATATATGCTTCTGAACCAAAACCAAAAACATTATATAGCACATAACGATAAGAGCCCTTCTGTTTAATTTCACCATCAACGATACGGCGAGACATTGCACAGAAAGCCAATAGTTGTTGCTCTTTTGTTAGGGAATACCAGAAATCTTCCTGTTCCTTCTCCATTGCATCAACTACTTTTTGAAATCGTTGGCCAATTTCTGACAATTCGGCCATTGCTTTTTCAACACCGTCATCTTCTTCAGTCATATTTTGGCTCCTTAATTGCAGGCTTTCTTCGCAGAAATTCTGTAAGTTTAATTTGCCAGTTGGAATAACAATGCCTTACGCCAACTGTAATTCTTAGGTAAGGCAAGATAGCACCAACATAAAGTTCATTTGGGTCTAGCCCAGCATCCACGCCAAACGAAAAATGTTCCATTGACCAAACAGTGAATAACAACCAGTGAACACTCCAATTGTTTGCATTCCATTCATCACCTTCTCGGTAATGCCACCGGGGCACCAATGGGCATACATCATTACACCACCATTTGTGCAGCGGATAATGTTCCCACCATTCTTTATCTCTACAAGGTTTTTCTTCACTCATCATGGTGCTCCTAGTTGTTTCTTCAGTTTTTTAATCTCTTGCTTGAGTTTATGATTTTCAAGTTTAACCCAACCCAAATCATCCTGCATTTTTCGCATTTGTTCAGCAAAGTCACGGTCAGCAGGTGTTAGATTTTCTTCTGGTGTGATAATGAACTTACCATGATCCCAGTCAAACCCCATTTGTAAACTTTTCACGGGCACCGTTGGTTGCCCACCCATTGTGGAGTATGGGAGTTTAATCTGAACTACAACTTCTGGATCTTCCCGCATCATTCGTTCTTGGTATACATTCACCAATCGATGCAGTTCACTTAGTTTCATTATTTACTCCAAAATGTTTAGCAATTCTTGCAGCAGCAGTATCAGCACCATAAATCATATCAGCATTTACACCACGCGAATCAGCCACACAATGAGCTTGCTCAATGCATTCTTGCACAATCAACATGGCAAACTTTTCATCACGAATGTCGTGCCAATCGGGATGATATTCGCCTTTCATTAAAAGTTTAGAATCAGCAAAGAGGTCTGCTTGTTCAGCAAGTTCTTGGATTCGTTCGTTCATCATTCAACTCCGAAATATTCTTTGATTCTATATGCTACAGACTTCATGGGAAAATCAGATCCATCTTCCAAAATACATTTATGTGCAACATCACTACATTCCCGAACAATCAACTCGGCGAACTTTTCTGTCCATTCAGAAAGATGTCCATTGTAAATACCACCATTGGTTTGTTTATGAGCCTCAATAAGCAGTTCTTGAATTCGTTCGTTCATCATTCAATCCCAAACATTTTTTGTTCTAGAATCCTTAGATAATCTCGTGCTTTTTGAAAATCTCGATCATACAATGCACGTTCAACCATCATCAGGTCTTGTCGAAACTCACCATAGATGGCTTCAATCACTTGGCGCTTGGTACGGTGAATTGCTTCTTCTAGTGAATCACCGCCTTCTTGGAGAAGGTCAAGGTCACTTACATGGACCTGAGAACCAATTGTGACACTGATTCGATATTGTTTAGCAATACCTTCAGTTCCTCTTAGGTCTTGAATATGTGACTTGATATTGAATACATCTTGGAATAGAGTAGAGAAACTTTCTTTGATAAGTTTTCGTTCACCCGTATCGTGTGCTTCAATTGCTCTTACTACTTGGCTCATTTTTTACCCCAAAGAAAACGCAAAGTCAGTCCGTCAACAAAATTACGTTTGAATCGTGTTTCAGGTGCCCACACTACATAGCCAAGGAGAATGCCTACGATCCAACCAACAAAAAACCAAACAGTAATTTCGTTCATCATTCAACTCCGAAATGTTCTTTGACTTTTTCAACACAGTCTCTACGGAAAGCATCTTCGATTTGGTTACGATAATCGGCGTATCCTGGACTTAGGTTTTCTACAACCCCGATACATTCCCGAACAATCATCTCGGCGAACTGTTCAATATCCACATGATCAATATAGCCGCCATGTCCATCGCGGTATTGATCGGTGCATTGTTTGGCCAGTTCTTGAATTCGTTTGTTCATAGCCAACTTCCTTTTAGAACATACGCTTTACGCTTACCACGAACCCGTACATCAATTTGACGGTGTGCTCGTTTTAGTTTCTTAGCGTAGTATCGTGCTTTACCGAGATGTGGTGTAGCAATAAAGTTAGACCAACCACCGTCGGGAAAGGTTCTCGGTTTGTATAGCAGCACGTAATAAAGTTTTTTTGGTGTAACAATATTAATCATTTATCTTCACACCTCGGTCCATGTTCAAGATAATCTTTCATATAGACATCACCATGTTCTAGATAGAACTTATAGTATTCCCATCCTTTGCGAAAAGACTCAAATCTCCTCCCTGCAAGTTTTACGCCTTCTTCTGTCATAGGCACTTGATATGCTTCAGAGTCACGCCATGCACTATAGATTAGTTGATTTTCATCGACCCATTTTTCGCGGGAACAATTTGGACGCACCTGCCCAGTAACATGTTTTTCTACCTCTGTATAGCCATATCTACGTAATGTTAGATAATAATCATCACCTGCCCGAATTGCATCAGCTATCGCATCAAACACTTTGGCAGGTCCACCTAAAGCATTATCTTGTTTATATTTTTCAGCTTTCTCGATGGCAGCGCGGAGAGCGGTTGCCGCCCGTAGTTGAATATCGGGATTGTCTGAATCCAACGCCTCCAGAGCCTGCTTCATTGCTTCAATGCTCATGAGAACTCCCTGCTACAAAAAGCATATCCTTCTGGATCGTCCCAATCGTATTCGGGATTGAACCATGCATATCCAAACTTGTCAGGTTTTCGCCCTTCATCGTTATGTTGAAGATTCCTTCGCCCATCATTACGAATAAATCCTGGAGATTTCTCGCTTTCGATATACTGAACGAACCAATCGTAGTCGATACGTTCTCCGTATTCGTCCATGATAACTTTATCTTTCAAGAATTCTTTCCATGCAGCCCAGCTTACCAGCCGCTCAGGGCGATATCCATGGAAAGAAAATGCCCAACCGCCTGATGACTTACCAATATGGTATTCAGTATCATATCGGTCGCAGCATTCACAAAGATTGGAAGCAACATAGTAATTAGTTCCCATTTCTTACTCTCTTTTAATACGTGTCGATACCACTAGTACGGACTTTTTGCTGATAGTTGGTGGCTGAAGAAGTGATCTTACAGGGGCAATCATTCCTGCTACAGACATAGCCCTGTGCACCAATTAGATGGCATACAGGGCATTTATTGCTCCAAGCAGGATTAAGTTCCTCAATTGTCAAAGGTTTAACCACCGGGATCATACCTTTATTATACAATTGAGACGCGAGATAGTCAACAAGAATTTTCCTCACATCAGCTTGATTACATTTTTCAATAATAGATACCAGTTGTGCAATTTCATCAGTTTTCATTTTTTATCCTCTTCTTTAGTGTGTTCATCGCAAGCAGTATAGAGCCAAGAACGCCCGCGCATTTTTCCTAGATTGCCGCATACTTCACAAGTGATTGCACTCATCGCTTCAGCCATTCGAACCATGCCATCGATTGTTTCATCACCACCATCATAATAGAATCGCAGAGTACCATACTTTTCTTTTACTTGTGTTACAGTAACCTGAGGAATAAGGTCATATGGTTTTTGATCGTAGTCTGGATATTTTTTCTTGTTTTCTTCGATTCGTTCGTTAGATTCTTTACGATAATCAATATAAGATTGAATCTGATAGCAGAGTGCATCCAGAAGAGGAAACCAACCACTACCACATTCAATGCCAAACATGCAAAAAGGTTCAAGTTCTCGCCCTTTGCGTACCTGAAAAATCAATGGGTACTTTTTAAACAAATCATCAACCGTCATTTTATTCTCCGATTTAGGATAATACCACGAATATCACGAATCAATACTTTCGCATGGCGGCGAAATTCTTTCCAATAATAACGGCGATAGGTCACAGGTTTAATCATCAGAACCGTTGCAGAATTCGGAGAAAAGATCCCACGAACCAAGGTAAAGAACTTCTTTAGCATAATTGGTTACTCTTACTTTATTTGAATATACCTCATAGATATATTCTTCGCCATGTTCAACTTTTGGATCAACCAGATAGTATGAACCAACTTCCTTCTTAAAGTGTACAACTAATTGAGCCGCAAGGCAACCCATGCCATTGGCCACCGGGCGAGTTTCTTTGCCAGTTATACCATTAATTAGTTTAATTTGACTCAAAAAGGCCGCCAGGGCAGAACCAATACCAGACGGATAACCATCCCATTGTGAATAGAGGCAGGTCACCACCGAGTTAGACTCATCGAGAACTTTAATCAATGCGCGAGTACCCATTTACCACCTCACAGAAAAAAACCAAAAATAAACCATGCAATTACAACCCCACTTACACCGGCCGCACCTGAATGTTTATTGGCCAGGTGACAAAGCACGAAGAAGGATAAAAAATAGACCAAAGGATACATATTCGACATAATAAGCCACCGGGAGCAAAAATTTAATAATCGTCGGATGCATAGCCATAGTCCTCATCGGTACCCCACCCAGCCGATGCCAAAGCCGATGCATGGTCACCGTCCATATCCTCATAGTCTTCCATGTCTTTATAACGCACGGCCAATTTCATCTCGCAGTCCATAATCACCTCTTCACAATCGGCTAGATTATAACCTGGGCGAGCCGCCTGGATGAATGCGATAATTTCCTCATAATCGCAATCCAATTCCAGCATCTTTTCAACTTCAACGAATAAGTCCATGGTTTCTCCTTGTCTTATGTTGTCTTACATTCAACGGAACAGGTACGTGGTACCCTCAAAATCGACCTCGGTATAGTCTACCCGCAGGTTGTCAGCCGTCTCCTCCCAGTCAATTACAATATAAAAGGGCAGGTCGCGGGGAATCTCTCCGCAGTCTTCCAAGAGTTCCTGGCAGTATTCCGTGAAAACCTTTTCAGGAATCAATTGGATGCCATGCCTCCAATCGTCTGAGGAGTACCCTTCGACCTCTTCCTGTAGAGTCTGGAGAGCCGTCAATTCTTCGCGGAGGGCTTCACGCTCAGCCTCAGTCATCTCCAGAGTCTCCAGGTCCATCTCAATTTCATCCATGCGGTCTTGAAGGTCGCGGGTGTCAAGAATGCTGTCCATCGTTTCTTCCTTGTGTTGTCTCAATCGATAAAGAGAAGTCTACAGGTACCGGTAGGAATGGCAACAGGATCATGGAGTGTTGTATGGGTGCAACAGTGTTGTTCCAACGCGACAGTGTTGTACCGATACAACGGAATGGCGAAGCGCCAGGACCGCCCAGGACGCGCTGAAAGGTCCTGCCCATGCTAGGACCTTCCCTGCTCCCCTGGAGCGCCCTGGAGGTGGTCCTATCGCCACGTCCGATGGGCCTCTGCTACCCATTCCAGCCCATCATACTCCTGTATGAACCACCTCACACCGTCCGGCACTTCCACCACCTTGAGGTCGGAGAACTTGGTGAAAGCATTGGAACCCATCTCCTCCACGATCCTGACCAGTGTAGGATCGTCCCTGGCAATGTCCCAGGTCCCAGCTGGTGTGGTACCAGACTCCTTGACATAACGCTCCATGGCTTCATCGGAGAGCCCGAAGCCGCCATGGCATTGGTTAATTACAATCTTCATAGGGTCTCCAATCTAGCCATGAGGCTAGGTAGGTCGCGGAATATCTCATTTCCATGGCTGGAGGTGCGGAGACGCAGGAAGGTTGGACCATAGACTTCAACCGTTGCGTCCAAAGTCCTTGCGCGCCCAAAGGTAACAGTAAAGTGCCTACGCCCGTTCCGACTGGTTGCGGACCCGGTCAGTACGCCATAAGGTGCATCAAAGCCCTTGGCGCATGCCCATTGGTACAGGTGGTTCTGAATTTCAGGATTGGTCATGGTTGATCCTTTGAAGATATGAGAAATTGGCACCTCAGCCGCAAAGGACATACTCACAAAGATCCTTCCATTTAGCACCACCAGAACTTCGGATTTTTGTTGCCTGAATAAGTGAACGAAGAGACAATTCTTTGACCTTATCTTTTAACATATCGATAAGGTTGAGGGCATCATCCTTGTGTTGTTTACTGTATTCAGGCATGAAATCTTTTTGGCTGAGCAGATAACGCATCCGCTCAATTTTCTGGGTTTCATTCATTGACAGGTCAACCGCCATTGAACGGGTGATAATGGCTTGATCCATAGCATCGGAGGGCAGGTTTGAGATAAAGACCACGCGACCTTTGAATTCGAAAGCCTGAGGCAGGTCCTCATCACGAAGGTCTGCACGCCATGAGATAACACGGCGAGCATAGGAGTCCAATGCACCTTTGAGCAGGTTCAACGATACGGGATCCTTGAGTACGGAATCGCAGTCATCGAACACTACCACGCCATCCTTGTTTTCGTAGAGTGTACGGTACAAGCCCTTCGGTGTAGAGTAACCCTTGATGACACGGAAAGAGGTATTGGTGTTGATTTTGTCGCCAATGTCGAATTCATCAAGGAGCGAAACGTCGACCATACCAGCATCGGTAAGGGCTTGGGTGACGGTAAAGGACTTGCCAAGCCCGCCAGGGCCTGTCACGACCACGGAGGCTTGATCGCCTGAGGCTAACATGGCGATCATATCAGACACGAAGCCGAACCGCTCATTGATCGAGAACCGCGATTCTACAGCCTTGGTCATAAGGGCATCGGTCTTACGGGAAATTGCGGCTTTGGTCTTACGAAAACCTGCTTTGGGTACGCCACGTGGCATATCGAACTCCAGAATTGTTATTGAACAGATGCAATCTTACAGGTGCCGGTGGGGATGGCAACCATCCGTGCTTGTGTTGTTTTTACGCAACATTATAGAGCCTTGCTGTAGAAAATGTGGCGACCAATTTGGGTTATCTTGGCATTATTGTCACGCCATTTAGGGCTTACATAATCGGCATGATAGAAAAGCCCCTTTTCAAGCCCCTGCACCCGATAACCATTGATGATAACATCATGGGCAATACGTTTGGATTCTTCCCATGCGGGACCTTTTGGTTGTACCCAATGGATTTTCTTATCGTTTGCCCAACTGAATTGGAATGGATCCAATATCACT